CTCCATCAGGCTGGTTCCATCAGGGCGCCGGCGGATCGGCGGGAAGCACCGCGTCGGCGGCCACGGAGGTATTGCGGGCCCGGATGCGCTGGACGAACCCGTCCGCGAGCCGCACGCTCCGCGTGATGTCCGCCACGTAGTAGAGCTGGTCGAAGCCGGTTCCGGTGCCGGAGAGCCGGATCTGGCTGCGCGGGGTCAAGATGAGGTCTCCCGGCATTGTTGCGGTGACGATCCGTTCGTGCCGCGACAGCTCGGCCAGCATCTGCTGGGCGAACTTCAGCGCCTGATCGGGCGTGAGGTTCGGCCGCACGTAGACGTAGCGCTGCGTCTGCCCCGCTGCACTTTGCGCGGCGGGACCGAGGCCGCCGGAGGCCCCGCCGCGGCCCTTGCCGGTGGCCTTCGCGGTCTGGGTGAAGGCGCTGCCCTGGCGGCTGTTCCAGCTTTTCACGGTGACCTGGATGTCGCGGGCCAGCGTCAGCGACCGCTCGAGGTCCATCTCGATCGTGTCGCTCGGCGTCAGGGAGACCTGCGTTGCCGTCGCCGCCGTCGCGCTGGTGAAGTTCAGGGTGGCGCCGCTGACGTAGACGTCGAAGCCCTCCTGCTGCGCCAGGAAGACCAGCAGGTCCCACTCGGTCGTCGCGCGGGAGAACTGGTCGAGCGTGATGCGGTCGTGCTGAAGCTGGTAGTAGCGGCCAACCGGCGTGGTGGTGGGCGTGACGTTCGCCGACATCCCGTGGCGAGCGGCCAGCAGCGTGGCGATCTCGCTGGACGTGCGGTTGGTGAAGGTTTCCTGTGTGCGCGTCTCGATGAACGCCGCGGTCAGGTCGCGGCCTTCCAGGCGCAGCGTGCCCTGGATCGGGTCGATGCGGATCGTGTCGACGAGGCCCTGGACGAGGCTTTGCCAACTGCCATCGAGGCCGATCTGCGCCTCGAGATAGACGCTGGCCTGCGCCGACCACCATGCCTGGCCGATGGCCGAAACGGCAAGGGTGGCGGTGAAGCGATCGGCCGCGAAATGGTTGTTCGACCGGATCTCGGCGTCGATGACGCCGGGGATTGCGATACCGTTTGCCAGCAGCCGGACAGCGGGGGCGCGGGCGGTGTCGCGGCGCAACAGGCGGCCGCTACTGAACGGCAATGCCGCCCCCGGCATTCGGATCGGACGGCGGGATCCGCAGCGTCACCACGCCCTGCAGCATCGGATCGGAGAGGCCGTTGAGCTGCGCGATGCGGATCCACTGCGTCGCGTCGCCAAGCTGGGCGGCTGCAACCGCGAACAGGTTGCCGCCGGCGATGGTCAGCGTGGTCATGGCATGCCCCTAGCTGCTGGCGTTGGAGAGGTTGGCGCTGGCACGGGCCAGATAGCCGCGCGCGGCGGTGGACTGCGCAAGCTGCCCGGCAGCGGCGACGGTGCCGGCGAAATCGCCGGCGGAGCCCGCCGTCGTGAGCTGGGCTTGCGTGGTGGTGATCGTCTGGTCGAGCGTGGAGAGGGCGGAGCCGATCGCTCCGACCGCGGCGGTGTAGCCGCTGCCGCCGGGTGTCGTGGCGTCCGGCGCGGCCAGCGCCGCCTGCGGGGCCGACACGTCGAGACCGAAGGTGGACGCCGCGTCGAGATCGGCCGCAGCGGCGACGCCGATCGACGTGGCGGCCGCGGTCAGCGATGCCACGGGATCGCTCAGCACCGTGCAGGTCAGGCGGTAGGGGATCCACCACGGGCTGCGATATTCCGCCTCGAACTTCGCGATGATGACGACGTAGAAGAAACTGTCCCAGGTTAGCTCTAGCGGCAGTCCGGCGACGCGCAATGCGTCCAGCAGGCGGGCGCGATCGGCGGCATCGCTGCCCATGAAGCTGCCGGACCAGGTGAGGTCGGCGTCGTCGCGGCCGAGCGTGTCGATGACGCGGTCGCCGCCGGGCAGGCGATGCACGGCCAGGCGCTGGCCGCCGCCGAATGCCAGCCGTTCCGGGACCTCGAAGCCCTGGAACGCGACCGGGCCAAGCAGCAGGGCGATGCCGGACATCAGGGCGAGACCGCGACGCCGGCCCAGGCCGGGGACAGCCGCGGATCGAAGCCGGTGGCGCCGGCATTCGGCCGGGCCGCCTCGCGATCGAGGTGGTCGGAGAGCCAGCGGCCGACGCGCATGCCGTCGAGATACACGTCTCCACCAATGCGGCTGCCGGCCTGCGCCAGGCTGGGCGGCGGGGCCGCGGAAGGCAGGGTGCCGGCCGGATAGGGCGCGACGGGCAGCGCTGCCGCTGCCGGTGCGAACGGCCTTGGCGCCGCCGGCTGCGGCTGCGGTGGCGGTGCGTGCGGCGGATACACCGGCGCCGCCATGCGGGGCTGCTGCAGGGCCGCGCGAACGGGCGCCTGCGGAGACGTGGCTTGCGGCGCTGCGGCCGGCTGGCGCGGGGCTGCAGGCGCCGCAAGCGGCACCGGCCGCGCGACCGGGGGCGCGGGCGCGGCGGGCGCGGCCTGCGCCGGGATGACCAACGCCGGCGCCGCCCGAACCGATGTTGCGCGCGGCGACGCGGCAGGCGGCAGGACGACCGCAACGTCAGCCGTCGGGGCCGAAGCGAGCTCACCCTGCGCGGCCGCGGCGACAGGCGCCCGCGGGGGCGCAACCGTCACCTGTGGCGGCAGCGGGGCGACCGCGGGCGGGGACGACGATGGCTGGGGCGGCACGGCCGACACGGACGCCGGTTCGGCGGGCCCGGCCGGTGCCGCGGACGGCCGGCGGGCGGCCTCCGGTGCGACCGGCGCCGGCTTGTCCGACGGCTGCTGCGGCGGCGGCATTGGCGCGGCGGGCTCGCGCACCGGCTGGGGCATCTGCGGCGCGGTGGCTGCCACTTTTGCAGGTCCGACGACGAGTTGCGGCACGGCCGGTTGCGGCGCTGCCGGCGGCGGCTCGGGCGCAGCGTCGCTGGGGTCGGCTGACGCGGATGCCGGGCGTGGGGGCACGGCGTCGACCGGCGATGCGACCGCGGACGACGGCGCCGGTGGCGCGATGACCAGGGCGGCCGCACGGCGCAGTCGCTCCAGCCCGAGCTCGCTGGCCGCGACGGCGCGGTCCAGGCTGGCCAGGTCCCGCCGGATGGCTTCCACGCCGGCGGCGACGCCGTTGTCCAGCGCGAGCGTGATGCCGATGGTGTATGCGTCGATCATCGGCCGGCCAGTCCGCGGAACAGGTCGCCGAACGAGGCGGCAATCTCGTCCGCCACCAGCACGGCGAGCGAGGCGCCGGCCGGGCCGAAGAACGGCCGCGGCGGAATCGTGGCCGTGCCAAGCTCCTGATCGACGGCGACCGGGCTGGTGCTGCCGACCACCGCGGTGGCGTTGTCGAAGGTGGCGGAGATGCTGTCGCGCAGCGTGCCGGTGCGCAGCCAGGGGGCCTCGTGCGGCCCGCCGGGCGGCGTGGACAGGGCTTGCTGCACGGTCTGCTGCATGCGATCCGCGGCGGCGTGCACGGCCGCCTGCTGCGTTTCCATCACCGGCAGCTCGGCGAGGCGGGCGATGAGAGTGGCGATCGCGCTCATGGCGGCGAATTCCATTGATGGCTGTGCCAGTCGAACAGCCGGCCTTCCAGGGTGCCGGTCGCGACCACCCAGGCGAGCCGTTCTTCGGGCGAAAGGCTGAAGGCGACGTCGAACGGCACCCCGTTCCGGACCAGGTAGAGACAGTCGACGAGATCGGGGTGCCGGCTCAGTTTCCCGCGACGTCCGCGAGCTGCTCGCGCGAGGGGACCACCTCCGGCGGCAGTGCCAGCGCCGCTGCGGCGATGCCGGCGTCGCCGAGGCGCGAGACCAGCGATTCGATCTGCTGCTCGTTGGTCGGCGACGGTACCGGTACGCCGTCGATCGCCACGACGGAATAGGCCAGCATGGCCATGCCGAGGTAGTGCGTGTTCTGCGCGAGCTGCGCACCGACCGCCTTGAACAGGCGCAGCTTGTCGAGCGAGCCGAGGCGGCGCAGCGTCAGCTCCCGCCCCTCCTCGTCAAACACCGTCATGCCCGCGGCGGCGGCGGCGACGATGCGCGCGGAGGGCGTGTCGAGCATGCGGGGATCCATCACACACGGGTCCGCTGCGAGGCCATGAAGTCCAGCTTCTGCTTGACGCTGGCATCGCCTTTCCAGGCGCCGGAGCTGGACAGCTTGAAGACCACGCCGTCGAACTGGTAGGTCGAGGTGGAGCCGTCGTTCTCCGCGACATACTGGTAGAGCGTGCCGGTTGGCAGGCTGCCGGAATTGTACCAGCCGGATTCCGCCGCGGCGATGAAGTCGTCGGCAGCGCTGGATCCGCGCTCGATGTCGAAGCTGCCTTCCCAGCCGCTCGGCAGGTGCGCCGCCATATTGACGCCGTCGAGGCGGTTGACCTTGATCTGCTGCGTCGTCTGTCGCGCCTCGAACCCTGTGACATGGGTCAGATCGACACGGCCGGCCGGACCGATGACGACGAGCTGACAGTCCCGGCCGACCGAGAATGTATTACCGGACAATGCAGGTCCTCCTCAGCTTGCTTGCGGGGCGCGCGCCGTCAGGCCGTCTGGCCGGCGGGCAGGGTCTGGCGCTGGATAGAGACGGTCTGGCCGCCTTCGACATTGACGATGAACTTCTCGTTGATCGCCTGATACTGAATCTGGCAGTCGGCCTGCACGTAGCCGAGGCTGGTGCGCGACTGCGGGTTGTTGGAGACGTCGCAGATCACGCTGAATGGCGCGGCGCCGGTGGTGCTGCCGAGCTGCCCCTGCTGCAGCATGTTCTGCAGAAAGCTCAGCAGGGTCGCGCGGATGCGCTGGAACAGTCCGGTGCTGATGACCTGGCCGACGTATTCGCCCATGCCGGCGGCCAGCGTGGCGGCGATGTAGTTGGTCAGGCGCGTGTAGTTGTCGCCGTTGGTGGCGGCGTCGGAGGAGCTGTTGTGGCCGCCGCGCACGCCCCAGAAGCTGCCGCCCGGCTGCGGGTTGGCGATCACGTCGATGCCGGCCTGCAGCAGCGTCGTCAGTTCGGCCGCGGAATAGCTGCTGCTCTGGCCGGAGCCGGGGGAGCCGGATTTCTGGCTGCCGACCACGCCATACAGCGGCTTGTTCAGGCTGGACTGCTCGGGCGAGAGATTGCCGAGCCGTCCGGCCGTGAATCCCTGCGGCGAGACCAGGCGGACGAGCGCATTCACCTGGTCGTTCCACCAGATCCAGTCGCCGAACATCAGCTTGGCGGCATAGCTGTCGAGCCCTGATGTCGCCTTGGTGCTGACGGCGTTGTTCAGGCTGTCACCGGACGGGCCGGTGAGGATCATGTACAGCCCCTCCGACAGGCCGAAGCCGGCCTGCACCGTCCATTCCGTTGAGTCGTCGGCGTCGGCGAGCACGCCGATCGAACAGCCCTGGCCGCGCAGCGCATACATGCCCTGGCGCGGCAGCGTATCCTGGCCGACCAGCGTCGCCGCGGTGACGTTGCCGGCGCCGTCGCTGCCGCCGGAGAACGGCTGGTTCGTCAGCACGGCCGGCGGTGTCGCCGTCGATGCGCCGAGCGCCGCGACGGCGAGTTGCGACGGACCGCGCAGCGGCCCGATGCCATGGTTGACCGCGTTCACCAGGTTCTGCCACATTGCGGCGCCGGTTCCGATGATGTTGTCGAACACCTCCGGGGTCTTGCCCGGCAGCGCCAGCGTCAGCCGCCAGCTATTGGGCACGGAGCCGGCCATGAGGTTGGCGACGATGCTGTTACCGAGCGAACCGCTGTAGAGCGCCGTCAACTGCGCCGGGAATGCCGTGTTGGCGGGCAGAAGCTGCAACTGCGCCGCCGTGTCGGTGCCGTCGCTGACACGCACGCACCGAAATGCCTGTGCCCCCTGCTGGACCGCGGTGGCCACCGGGGTGCCCAGATCGTACTTGCGATTGACGATCGGACCGAAGTTGACGGCGTAGTCGGCCATCGTGCCGACCACGACGGGCAGGCCGACGGCGCCCCAGGACGCCGTGCCGACCATGCCGATGACGTTGGTGGGAACGCCGTTCAGCACCAGGTTCTGCGGCGGCACGATCTGCACATACAGATCCGGCACCACGAGAGCCGTGGTATTGATGCTGCCTTGCTGGACGATCGGCATGGCTCAGCCCCCTTTCGCCAGCGGGCGGGCGACGCGCACGACGCATGCGGCGTGTTCGCAGGCCAGCACGCGCGCGATCTCCTGCGGATCGAGGATTTCGGCGCCATGGCCGTAGGCGCCGAAGGGCCGCACCACCACGAGGGTGTAGGACATGATGTTCTCCGTCAGGCGATGAAGCTGGTGCCGTTCAGAACGAGGTCGCCGAACAGCATGGCGGGCTGCAATGCGGTCGCGGTGGTCGCGTATTCGACGGTGTAGAGCAGGTCGCGGCGATACAGCGCCGCGTCTTCCTGCTGGTCGAATGTCGTGGTGCTGGCGAACCGCAGCCGGCCGGCGCTGCCGTCCGGCAGCGCGATGAAGGTGAGCGCTGCGAGTGTCGGATCGATGGCGATTGCGACGGCGTCGCGGGTGGCGGGCGACGGGCACCAGGCGGTGATGCGGAAGCCCTGCTGCTGGCGGCGCAGCTCCTGCGTGGCCGCCGTGTCCGCCGCGGTGCGGGCGATCAGCCGCCCGGCATTCGGGATCGTAATGGTCGCGTCCGACAGTTGCGCGATCCGATCGGCGCGCAGGGCCACGGCGAGTGCGGCCGCCACCATGGCCGGCGTGTCGCCCGTCTGCGTGCGGTAGACGTAGCTGCTGTCATCCGCCAGCACGCCTGCAAGCTGGCCGGCGGCGGCGCTGCCGGCGAAGCTGACGGACAGGCCCGCGACGCTGGCGGTCAGCGTCGGCGGGGCCGGCACCGCCTGCCACTGATCTGGAAACCGCGTGGTGTTGCGCTGCAGTTGGTCGACCGGAAACACCGTGACGTTGATGCGGCCAGCGGCGAGATCGGCGTCGAGCGCCGCGGCATTGGGCCAGCCGCGGTAGATGCGGCAGGTCGGCCCGACCGTGCTGGCGGCGGACTCGCCGAGCGGATAGAGCGCGCCGGAGATCAGCGTCACCAGCGCCTGCTCGACATCGGACTGGTCGGCGCCAGCCAAGGCTGCTGAGCTCCGCGGAGGAAATCACGAAGCTGCGGCCGAGATCGTCGCTGAAAATGTCCGACGAGCGCAGTGTGACCGGCGTGGCCGGCAGCAGCACCGACCAGAACGGAATCTTCGTGTCGCCGGGCAGCGTGACGTCCGTGCTCTGGCCGCCGCCGATCGCCAGGATGCTGGCCGGCCAGGCGGTGAGCAGCGGTGTGGCGTTCGCCGCGTTCAGCCCGCCGTAGGTGTTGACGCCCGGGCTGGACGGCGCCGCCGGCCGGATGGCGCTGAGCGTGCGGTTGGTCAGCACGCACAGCACCGGCAGCAGCGGCTGCTGGGCCGCAATGAAGAATACGCCGGGCGGCCCCGATAGGTAGTCGCCGGGCCGCGTATAGGCGGAGTCGAAGACGCCGAACCAGGTGGCGCGGCCGTAGCCGCTCGGCTTGCGGTAGGTCGGATCCTCGGCGTTGAAGGACGCGGCCAGGCGCAGGTAGCGATTGGCAGGGCCCAGCGGGTTTTGCGCGCTGCGCGGACGGTAGGCGTCGC